TCTTTTGTTTCTTCTTCTTCTTTTTCTGGTTCTTCTTCTACCGGTTCTTTTGGTTCTTCTTCTACTGATTTTTCTTTTGTTTCTTCTTTTTCTTCTTTTTCTTCTTTTTCTTCTTTTTCTTTTGTTTCTTTTAATTCATCATTTACTTTATTAATTATAGTTTTTATTTTATTTGTAATTATTTTTTTAATATATAATTTTTGTTTTTCATTAAATACTTCTTCATCTGATTCTTCTTCTAGTTCTTTTTTATCTTTTTGTTCTTCTTCGTCTTCTTCCTCTTGTTCTTCTTGTTCTTCTTCCTCTTGTTCTTCCTCTTGTTCTTCTTCCTGTTCTTCCTCTTGTTCTTCTTCTTGTTCTTCTTCTTGTTCTTCTTCTTGTTCTTCTTCTTGTACTTGTTGAACTTCTTTATTACGTACATGTATTTCATTATACATATTATTTGGTAATAATAATAAACAAATTGATAAAAATATTAAATATATAACAATATAAATTATTACAATTGCAGGAAAAACCATTTTTTAAAAAGTATTTATATAATATTCTAAAGATTACCTTAAATCAAAATTGAATTATAGTTTAATATATTTTAAATTTTTATTAGTAATTAAAGATCCTGATTCATTCGGAAATATATATTTTTCAGATGATAATGTATTATTATCTGAATCTGGTTGATATCTATATATTAATACACCTCCTTTTTCTTTACGCGAACTAAAACGTAAACGTACGCTTCTTCTAAATTCAATTGATTCTCCCATACATTCTGCTTGAAATTCTCGAAAAGGTGAATTATCTAATACTGTTAATTTATTTTTTGTTAAATATGTATTTTTTGCATCTAATAAATTACCAATTCTATTTTCATATTCTTTTATCTCTAATTTAAATACCATATTATGATTATAATAAATCAAATAATTTAATAAAATTAATGTAAAATTACCAATATTTATTTTTGTATTATAACGTTCAATTTCTTTGTATTGATAACATTTATATTTATTTTGATACATTGTTACTATTGGTTCATTTTTATAAAATAATATTATACGTCTATTCCAGAATTGAAAAAATATATTATATTCTTCTACTTTAATATTTTCACGAAAACTAGAATCTAATTCGGCAATAATATCTAAAAATGTATTATAAATTAAATTAGAATTTTTTTCAATATTAGGTACTATTATTCCAATATGAGATTCAATTTGATTTTTATTATTAGAACAATTCATATAATAATTATATGCTGGATCATCAACAAATATAATATTTGGTATATTTGAAATTTTAGGTACAAGTTTATTTAAAATATGCGTATGTTTTGTATTTTCTTTAATTTCACCTTTTGTTGGATTAAATGTTGCTACTTTTAATAATAAATTTGTACGTGTAAATGTTTTTTCTAATACAAAATAACTTGTTAATGGATCTGAATATACTCGTAATCGATCAACTAACATAAAAACTGGATTAATTAATCTATAACCATTAACACGAATAGTAGGTAAACTATTATATATTATTCTTGGTACATATGTAATATCACAATATTTATCAAAATTTACAAAAATAGTAAATGTTCCTGGATGATCGGCTTCTTTACCTTCTATATATTTATATTTATTTTTATGTAATATATCACACATACTTATTATATCTAATATTGGATCAACTGAATATATTTCAATATCGTTTTTTGTATATTCATCATATATAACATCAGTTGGTGATTTATCTTTTAACATTTCATTTAATGCTAAACTTCCATATACAATTCTATTATTTTTTTTAATATAATCTGATATTGTTTTAAATACAGCTCTATATTCAAGTATTGTAGGTTCTAATACCTTTTTTGCATTAATATCGGCAAATGTTACAATTTCTTTCATTTTTTCAGTAACAATTTGAATATCTTCACTTCTATATAAATTAATTTTATTTGCCATTAAATTTGAAAAAGAAATATTTTCAGATAAACAAATATAAATATATATAGAAAAATGGCAGAAACAAATATTACAATTGATAAATCATACTATGAAAAATTAGAAACAATATACACTCCAGATGAAACAAAACAAATCATAAATAAATTTATTGATAATCAAAAAAATTATTGTAAATATTTTATGCCAAATTTGACTAATAATTTACATAGTTTAATTATTACATTAATTAATAATTTATATCAAGATAATCAACTAAATCATATTGATTATAATACAATTGATGAATATTTAAATCAAACACCTCAAGAAAGATGTCCTGATGCATGGATTGATATTATTAAAAAAACAGAATTTATTGAAGATAAGAAAAATAATATTTATACTACAGATATTTATGAATGTTATAGATGTCATAATAGAAGGTGTACTATTGAAATTATTCAAACACGTAGTGCGGATGAACCTGCAACTACATTTGTAAATTGTATTGTATGTGGAAATCACTGGGCTAGTTAATTTAGATTATAATAATATAAAAAAATAATATTATAATCTTCACTTATATAAACCATAAGTTTAATAAGGAATGATATATCCCAGCGAAGATATAATATCTGATATTAAATTATGTTCAAATGGAGCGCAATAATTCGTATAATTAATATGTGCTTTATTTAATAATACAAATGGATTTGTATAATATAATTGAACTGATCGAATATTCATGTTATGTGCATTATACATATGTAACCATTTTGGAGTATTTTTAATAAATTCTACAATTTTAATTAATTCTTTTTTATTTAATATAATTGAATACCCTCGAAAAATATACTTTAATATAATATCAAAAGGACTTCTTACTCCTGCAAAATATTTATAATCAATACATTTATTAGTTAGTAATGCAGATATTGCAGAAGGTAATAAATATACTTGACTACCATCATAATAACCTCTAACACATGGTAGATGAAATCTAGATACAGTAGCCATAAAAGTAAATTTAATTTTAAATACCTCTAAACTTCGTCTCATATATGGTGATGAAATATGATATTTAATATTTTCAGTATATGTTGGATTACTATTATAATTCATATTATTATCGAATCTTTCTGTATTATATACATAATATTTGAAATTATCAATTGAAACAATTTCATTTATTTTCTCATATTTTATATCATCAATCTTAATTTCTTTTGTTTTCATATTAATATATATTGCATATGCTTCATCATCTGTAATCTTTCCATTATATTTTTCATTTACATATTTTTTTGTTAAATGTAATGCGACTGTTTTAATAGGAATACAAGTAACTAATGAATCTTCCATCGGAAATGCTTCTTTAATATTATCTGAAATAACTGATACTAAATACATTACTTTATCAATAAATGATTTATAATCAGGTAAATCACACATAACATCAATATCAGAATTCTCATAATAAGTATTAAAAAATTCATTTGTTGTAAATCCTCCATCAATTTCTAATGGATCATATTTACGACAAGCAGCAGCGATAACACTACCTGATATAGCTAAATTTTTCCAATCAAGATTTTGAAAAATATCTATATTATAATTTGTAACAAATATTTTCAATCTATTTTTAAATTCTTCTATATTTGATAATTGAATAGTTTTCTTTGAATTACTACGATAACCACCAAACATATGAATAAAATTTGATTCAACCATTAATGGTATATACATATTCATAGTTGTATTCGTTATTGGCAATTTTGATGCTTCTTCTAATGTAAATATACATCTATCTTCTTTTTTAATAAACGATTTTAAAATACCTTCTTCTAAATACATCATTAACCATGCATATGAAAAAGATTTTTTAAATATGTTTATATTATTTTGAATGTATTTTAATATATTTTCATTTTTTAAAATACATTGTGTATATTTCTTAGAAATTAAACAACAATTAATTATTGTATCAGTATTTAATTTTAAATTAGTATAAAACATATTATCTAGAATCAATAAATTATAAATTGCCTTATCAATTGATATATTTTTATAATCATCAATATAATATAATTTAAATTTATGTGTTTTAACACCTGAACTAGCATCAACATACGAATATTTATTCATATCATTTTGTAAATAATTATTACATTTATATTCTAATTCTTTTTGAAGACTTATGTTTATTTCTTTTGCATCACTAAAATTAATATCTCTTTTAAGCCAATCAGATGTAATATTTAATTGACATTTATTTATATTTGACCAATATAATACATCTTTACTTGTACGAATATGAAACATTAAATCATTAAATTTATCTGAATTTATTTTTTGTGACAATGAATCTTTATAATCAAATAAATATGTATTCATATCTTTAATACCATCTTTAATAAACATCTCAATTTTATTATAAAACCATTCCCAATCGTGATTTGGTAATAATAAAATTGCTTCATTTAAATTATATACGATTGATTCATTTTCTAATGTTTTTCCATCAAATTTAAACAACAATAAATCATCTTCTTTTACATCAAATAATATAAAATTATTTTGAAAATTAGTAATCATTTTAATTACATAAATTGGTATTGATGTCATTTTATAATTTTGATTTATATTTTCAAAATACTCATATGATGAAATATCTTTCGAAAAAATAGATGGTTCATGAATTTTTTCCAAAGTAATAACTAAACATCTATTATAGTTAGTTAAATTATCATTAACAATGGTGAATGGGTATAATGGATTTTTCATTTTATGTAACTACTTGTATATCACTATTTATTATATATAAAAGAAATAATTATCAATTTTTATACAACATATGTTATCATATCATTATTCTGCTCAATATAATACCGTGCTTTTAAACTTTCAATACGTTGATAAAATATTGTACGAACATATTCATCTTTTAAAAATTCTTGAATTTTTCTTTCTAATTCAATAATATTAATTTTAGACGCTAATTTAGTTTCATTAACAATTCTAGAATCTATTGTTAATATAATATCTGTAAAATTCGAATATTTTAAACTTATAGTATTAGTTAATCCACTCATATCAAATTCATCACATAATACTTCTCCAAAAGGTTGTACATATTTATAATAGACATTTGTATCTTTTACATAATCAACAACTAAATTATTCACTTGTAATATTTTAATATATTTTATAATATCTTGAATATTCATAATATTCATTAATTCATTAATTGTTTTGTCTCCATCATTTAAATGTAATAATATAGAACCAAGTAATAATGAACATTTAATACTTCCATATGATGTATTAAATGTTATTTTTGAATTGATATTATCATGTTCAATACTTTGTAATTTTGATCGTTTTTTAATATATTTATCTAAACCAGTTATATAATTTTGAATTGTACAATGATGTTTTATTTCTTGAATATTCGATTTTTCAATTGTATTTACTAATGTAACATTTACTTTATTCATTGGTAATTTATTTACATTAACTTTTTGTAAATCATCATTAATATTATTACTATATTTAATATTATTGATAATACGAATATATTTACTAAATATAGATAATTTATTTATATCCAAATCATTAATATGCCATATTTCTTCTTCATCTTCTAATATTTTCATATTTGATTGTTTTTTCATACGAATTAATAACCAATGATTATAATATTCTAAAAATTTAGATATATCTTTATCATTCATATAATAGATGATAGACAATATTGTTTTTGCTTGAATCATATTATTATTTATCAAACATGTATGTATTGATTTTACAATATATTCTAATTGTTCATTGGTAAAATTTGGTATTTTAATTACATCATTAATTAATGGTCCTCCTATAATATTTTTAGTAAAATCATATGCTAATTTACTATCTAATATAATTTTTCCTAATTTATATATTTCATATGCCATAATCATATTATCTAATGGTAAATAATTAATAAATATTTTTACTGATTCTAATTTTAATTCAATATTTTTTATAAAAATATTGATACTAGTTCGTTTAAAATTAGAAAATGTTGGATATTTGTGTAAAAAATATGCAAATAATATATCATTACTCATCAATTCTAAACAATTTGTATTTATATATTCTTCCATAAAAGATAATCCATATTTAGTATCAATTATATTACATGCAGTAATATATTTAATTATGTATTCATGTATATTTATTTTGTTTGTTGTATTTTCAAATAATTTATTTGATATAAGTAAAAAACCTATGTTTTTTAATATATCTGACATTATTTCACATTTTTCATTATATTCATTTTTATTTAATGATTTATAAAATCCAATATTATTATCATTGATATTTAAAATTAAAAATAATTGTTCTTCATGAGTTAATAATAGAAATGCTTTTTGAATTGATTGTATAAAAGATTTTTTTTTTATAAACAATATTTGATTATTTGATTGTACATTATTAATCATTTCAATAATTGTATTCAATTTGCTAATTTCTCCTGTTAACACAGTTTCTGATAAATATCTTCGAATAATTTCAATTAAATTATCCGAAAAATCAATTTCATCTATAATCACTTTTTTTAATATTGGGTTTTCGATTGTTCCTTCTAAATATTTATCTATATATGCATTAATGTTATCTAATATTGTTATCATTTTTGATGTTTTATATATTAATTTGATACTCTATTAGATTAAATTAAATTCAATTTCTGTACAATTACAAATATACTTACTAATATTAATCCTCTTAATAATATACCTAAATATCCTGGATAATTTTCCGCATCTACTGTATATGGTATTTTATTTAAAATTTTATTAACTTGAGGTGTTAAAATAATACTAAATAATAATAATAATACTAATGGTTCTCTAATCATATATATCATATTTTTTGTACTATCCATACATTTATCTGATCCTGAAAATAATTCTGAATTTGATTTATTTACTTGTTGCATATGTTCATGCACTTGTTTTTGTTGTTGTCTTTGTTGTAACTGTGCTAATAATTCTGGTGGCATTTGTTGTTGCGCCATTTGTTGTTGTGCCATTTGTTGTTGTGCCATTTGTTGTTGCGCTAATTGTTGTTGCATTTGTTGTTGTGCCATTTGTTGCTGCAATTGATTGTGTATTTGTTGTTGCATTTGTTGTTCCATTTGTTGTTGCATTTGATGTTGCATTTGTGGATGCATCTGTTGCATCTGTGGTTGCATTTGTTGATACATCTGTGGTTGCATTTGTTGCTGCATTTGTGATAGTATATGGGCTGGAATTTCTTGCATATCTTGTTCTTGAATATTTTTATTCATATCTATATTTTTATTTTCAAAAATATCATTTTCTTTTTTATCATTTGATTCTTTATTTAATAATCGTGTGATATCATTTAATATATCCTCTTTTAATCCTTCTTTTGACATATATATATTATATTAATTTATATATATATATTAACCGCATTAATAATAATTTTTTATTTTATTATAAAAATCTGTAAATGTTATATATGGATTATTGCTGCGTACTTCTTTATTCGCATTATTATATGCATTCGTTATATCAAGTAATTCTCCTTCGTCCGGTACATTACTTACAATATTTATAAATTCTTTCATCATATCAATATCCAATGATAAACATTTACGTTCTGAATATATTTTAGATGTAATATACGCTTCACTTATTTTTTTATTCAAAAATAAACTAATATTTTGTAAATAAGATGATGTTTTTTCTATATATTCATTTTTCTCAGCAGATTTATACCATATTCTAAACGGTATACCAAATATATTGATATCATAATATTCAGCTGGTAGTTCTACTATATTACCTGTATTTTCTTGTATTTTATATTTATTATCATACGTAATTTCTGTTATTTTATCTGTTATATGATAACCAGTGTGATAAAATAAATCTTTTATAATATATATTATATTATCCATTACTAAATCATCTTCAATATAATTATATTTATCATTTTCATCTATATTTATTTTAATTTTTACTATTAATACTTTCCCTTTTATTGGCTTTCTTTTATAATTAATAATTGATCCAATGTAATTTTCTTCAGTATCATTATAACCATAAATTATTTGATATATATGAGTACGTGTATATAAACAATCAAGTGTATCAAGATCATATTTTTCTTGTTTTAATTCTGAATTAAAATAATCATTTATCGATGTTTGTAAATTATCTGTTTTAATAAAATTTATTAATTTAATTATTTTTTCTAATTCAAGCCATATTGAATTTTCAAAATCATCAAATTTATTTAAATCAATACTTGCTATATGAAACATATGATATATTCATATATTATAAGTTTAAGTTGTTTTATTATTTACCCAATTTTTCATTAATATTACACCATCTATTGTTCTTTCAGGATGATATTGAACTAATATAGCATTTTTATAAAATATCATCATACTTTCTCCTCTATAACTTGCTACTTCTTTAAATAATTCTGTATTAGAATTTGCTGTTACATCATTTATAATAATTGGATTTTGTGATATAGATTTAATATACCATTGATGATTTCGTCGTACTTTTAATGGTTCTTTTAATCCATAAAATAAATATTCTTTATTTAATTCTTTTACTAATTTCATATTTATTTTTAATTTAAAATCTTCATTTTTATTTGTATATCTTCTTTTTATTGGATAATTAAATTGAAATAATGTAGATTCCATTGAATAACATATCATTAAAAATTCTTTATTAGGTATATCAAATATTTCAATTGGTATTTGTGGTGAATCATTCATTATTACTGTATCATTCGAACCACTAAATATCCAATATTTTATCGGTGAATTTTTTATTATAATTAATATATCTATTGCTTTTGTAAAAAGAAATACTACAGGATTACAACCAATATATTGAATTGAATCAGGTAAATAATTATACATATGTTTTGGATCCATAAATATAATTCCAATATCCATATAATATATTTTATAATATATTATAAAAATTTATACAAATTTAATTTTCATATCTTTTAATTTATGTAATACATTCTCTATTTTAATACTTTTGATTATTTTAATCGGTTGTTCAGATACAAATTTAACATTATTATTTTCAACTGGTAAAAAATTTCTAGATGATACTACATATATATATGTACTGGTTTCTAATTTTTTTAATGATCCTTTAATTTGTTCTTTTATATATGCATAACCATCTGTATATCCACGATCAAGACCAGTTGTTAAACTAGATAATGCGATCCAATCTTCTGTAAATCCGTACACTTTCTTTTTTAATTGTATTGTTTTCTTATATTCTTCAGGTAAAACAATATATAACAAATCAGGTTTCTTTTCATGAATACCTTGTTGAAAATAATGAATAATTTTATCAAATGTGAATAAATTATATTTCATTTTTTGATACACAGATTGTAATTGCTCACGTGTATTTATTAAAAATTCTAAATTAATAAAATCTAATGGAAATTCACCATTCACAATATCATCATGATATTTTTTTAAATTAAATTTTATAATTTCTTGTGCATTTTCTTTAAAATTAACTTTTAAAAAAAAGTGTTGACTTGATGGGATAACAATTTTAGTTTTAGCATGTTTAATATTTAAAACTGAATTTGATTTATCACCAAGAAAACTTATAGAACCTGATGTTATATTACCTATAAAAATAATACCAAAATGTCGACTTGATTCATTATCTTTTATAATTTTTTTAATATATTCGTTTAAACGATCTTTCCATATTTCTGTTATTTCTACTTCTACTTTCTTTTTTGCAGTTGGTTTTAAATTTAATAAATCTTTAATTTTTGTTTGTATTTCTTTCATTTTATATATTTTTTCAGTTTCATCATCTAAATCATAAATTAAAAATATGTTTAATTTCTTTAATTTCATAATTAATTGATCTTTATACAAATCTGTAATTCCAGCAATATGATATATATTTGTATTTTTCTGCATAACTTATATTTATTTTTTATTTATAAATATTATGAAAGAATTAAATAATAGTTTCTTTAGTTCAATATTATTATTTGTCTTACTTGTTATACTATTACTTTATATTACTAAAAGAGAATATTTATCTGGTGCAGATGTAAACAGCATTGGTACTATATTAACACCAAATGCAATTGATTATACACCTGAACAACCTCCGACACCTTCAAATTGTCCAAAATGCGTTCAAACTACTTGTATGTGTCCAGCATGCCCTACCGCTAATGCAAATTCAACATATAATCGTGATTATCGTGTAATTACTGATCCATTGTATCCACCAGAACAACGATCAGATACAGGATATACAATGATACCACCTGATTATATAAATGGACAACAACAACCTGGTTCGAATTATAATGGTTATTTTAGATATCCAACAAGAGGCTATCCTCCACCATATCAACTAAAAGGATATTTAGTTGATAATAATGATCCTAAAAATATATTATCTCTTTTTGGTAGACCAAAATATGTAGGTAGTACTGAATTTGAATATTACGTTTCAAAAAGAGATATAAATAATAATGAAATAAAAATAGATATTTCAAATAAAAGAGAAATATATGACGGTGATACTATAACTATTGATAAACCAATATATGGTGGAACATATAAATATGTTGGATTAAAAATGGAAGATTTGATTCAACCACCATTATATTAAATTATTTCTTTTATAAAATATATATCATAATTATCATTTTCATCTTTTACTAATATATAAAATATATGTTTCATTAAATGTAACAATGCATTCATTAATACATTAAAAAAACGTTCATCTATTTGAATAAAACTTTGTATAAATGCACGATGTATCATCATAAAAACAGGCGAATTAATATTTTGACTTGGTTCTTGATCTAAAAAATATTTAAATATTTTTATTAAATTTATTTTAGATGCTTTAGATAATTCTGGATCACTCCAACTCCATTTTACATAAAATAATTCATTATTATCTCTTCTTTTTCCAATATACGATGCTTTTAATTTTATTGTATTTTTTGCATCTGGTATTTCAATTATATAATATGGATCTAAATCTGATATTGGAGGTGTTATACTAATATTTTTATCTTTATTAATTTTATTAATAATATCATTATGTTTATATTCTAAATATTCACTTTGTATTATTGCATCTGCGATAAAATCATCATTAAATTTGTTCATATAATATATTATTATTAAAAAATAATATATTATTTTTTTGAATTCTTTCTTGAATTTTTTTTTGAAGTTCTTCTATTTCTTATTTTTGGTTCAGTATCAACGATATTATACACAATTGGTTGTGATCTTTTAACTATAATTTTAGATGAATTAGAAGATAATTGATTATTAAATATTTGAGATATTGATAATATATTTTCGGCAGAAAATTCTCGTTGTACTACTTCTTTTTTACCTCCTTCATATATTGGGGGAAAACCTCCGTTATGATACATATTATATATGTATAAATTATATTGAATAAATTACATAAAATTTTGTAATAATATTATTATATATTTCATATTTAATTTTAATTGTATCTAAACTATTTGTTTTATTTGAAAATTCCATTATTTTTTCATCATATTGATTATATACAATTATATTTGTATTTGTAATATTTGCTAAAATATATAATTCATATTTATACATATTATCTTTATCTAATGCTTCATTTGCTACTAATTTTTCTTCAAAATTAGATATATTTTTAATATCAAAAAAACTATATAATTTTTGTTTATTATTTTCATTTATTAACCAATTTATTATTTTACCTTTCAATAAATTTATAATATCATTTTGTAATAAACATTCATATCCTAAATTTCTATATTCTGTATCTAATAATTTATTTTTTATCCAATAAAATCCATTTACAATACTTCTATATACACCATTTTCTTTCTTTACATATTGTTCTATATTTTTTCCAAATATTTTAGGTGGATGTACTTCATTTTCTACAATTGTTTTTAATAATTTTTTCTTACCAATTATAGGTACATTATTTTCACCATATATTTCTTTTAATATTCTATCTAATGTTAAATTACTTGTTTTAATTAATTTTTCATTTTCTTTTGTTGTAAAATAATCATATTTATATATATCTTGAACAGTATATGTATTTTTTCTTAATAATTCTTGTCTTTCTATTACATTAAAAAATATTTCATTACTTAATCTTTCTATAAATTGAACTAACATATCTTGAGTTAATTGTAATTGACATGTCTTACCAACTTTGGTACAATGATGATGAGTACATGTTTTATCTAATTTACATAATAATCGAAAATTTGTAATTTTATAATTATCTAATTTTGGTATTTTTGGTATAATAGTAACTATATTTTTAATATATTTTATTAATAATTCTCTTGTTTTCTTAATATTATAACTTAATACTTCATTTAATTCATCTTTTAATTTAATATTTTGATCTAAATATTCACTTAATTCTAATCTTAATCTTTGATAACTTTCTTCCATATATTCTACTTTATTCACTTTAATAATTCGATCATCAATAATTATATTATCTGGTCCTTTTAATATTTCTCTATCAACAATTTCATCATCTGATCTATTTACTAACATTATATTTTTTATTTTATACTCTTTTCCAAATTTTTTTATTTCGGATTCATCCATACGAACAGTAGTTATAGGAATTATTATATTTTCTTGAATATATAATCCAGATATTAAATACTTATCTTTTACTTTTTGACTATATGTTAAACCATGTATCATTGATAAATCATTATTTAAATCCAATTCTTGAATAAATTTAATTGTTGTTTGTATTGAATTAATATATTCATCATAACTTTTATATATTAGTATTTTATCTAAACATCCAGATGGATGTACAGGAAATAAAAATATATTTTTATTTTTTCCACTAATTAATAAAAATCGACATTTATATCTAGAATCAATTACTTGACCTACAATATTATGTTTTTGAAGTCTTAATGCAATTTCTTTACTATTAAAAAATACATTATCTGTTATATTATTTTGTAAACAATTTAGTTTATAATATTTATTTATTCTATTAATTATATTATTATCATCTATATCAAATTTAAATACTTTTTCTATATTTATATATTTTTCTTTTTTACTTTGATCTTTTTGTAAATTAAATATTGGAAAATATAATATATCATCTTTTATTACAAGTATATTTAATTTTATTTTATAATTATCATAATTTTCTATATTTTTACAAACTAATACATAATCATCATATTTTATCCATTCACCACTTTCATTAATACGTTTGTTTATTTTCTTTTCAAAAATATACGAATTTATATTATATTTATAACATATTAAATCATCTATAAATTCATGTGTTACATTTAAATTATTTAATACATATGCTTTAAACGTATCAATTGTACCAAATCGTAATTTAATTTCACCATTATTTAAACATGTAAATAATATATCATCAATATTTGTAAATAATTCATTTAATATTTCTTGATAATCTTTATCCAATATTGATGCAATTGCACTTATATATGGAATTTTTTGATTACTTACACCATATTTAAAGAAATATCCTGATTTTGATTGTATTAAATAATGATTTTTTATTAATTTATCATGTGACATTAATTTATTATAAAATATATCTAAATATTCAGGTAAAAAAGAAAATCTTCCTTCTTGAACTTTATTTGTTTCTTGTAAAATATAAATTTTATCTGTTTTAATATTTTTTAATTCACCTGTAGATTCCATTAATCCATTATTTGCACATTTTTCATTAATAACTTTCTTTTTATTATTTGTAGTATTAAATGAATCATTTTTAAAACAACATGGCATACATAATCCAGATGGATGTTTACTTTTTGTTAAATATCCAACATATGAATATTTATTATTTGTTTCTATATCACATGTATAATACAAATATTTATCACCAACTGGTATTTTAACTGATCGTAATACTACTTCTTTATTATTTATTTTAACCTTTTTTTCATAATTTTTTGTTGTTTGATTAAATACATATCCATTTTTAATTAAATCAATTTCATCTGTATGTTGTGTAGGTTGTCTTTTCTTAGTACCACTATTTTGACAATTTCTTGACCAATGATTTTGACCTTTTTCTGGTCGAAATCCTAAACGATCTTTATCTAATTTTGTAATTTTTTTAACAGTTCGTACATCTTCTTGAACATCTACTATTTCTTCTACTTTATTTCTTCTTTTTGCAATATTATTTAAATTTTTTAATACATTTAACATATCATTTCTGTCCTTATTTTTAATATGATATATATCAACATATATATATAATACAATGTTTATCAATCGTAATATTTCATTTAATTGTGTTTGTGATTTTGCTCCTGATATTCGTATTTTATAATTTTCTCTAGATTTACCTTGTATATCTACTTCTACTCCTGATGGTTTTGCTCGAGTAATATTTTCAAATTTCTTTAATATATTTCTTGATTTCTTTAATAACGAATATTTACTACGAACATCTTGTACTTTTTGTAAAGCAATTACATCTGTTAAATTATATTGACTACTAATTTCTTTTACAATTCCTTTTTCATCATATTCATAATTTTTTAGAAAATATTTAATTCTACGTTCAATATTCATTTCATTGTAATAATTTGATACACGTTTATAACGTAAATATGTACCGTATTTACCAAATTCTACTTCTTTTTTTACTTTATTTTTACTTTCACGTTTCTTAGGTTCTATTACAACAGAAATATATGGAAAAAATAAACGACATATATCTAATAAATTATTATGATTTATAATATAGGATTTATCACTGTTTGGAGCAATTGGTAATTGAAAACTTTGAATATTATTAATAAATGCAAATTTAAAATCTAACTGATTTGGTATATATATTTGAAAATATGTATTTTCTTCATTTATTTTTATAATTAAATCCTGTATATATTGAAATGTTTTATTAATATCTTCAAATGTAGCCATATCTTCTTCCTTCCATTGAGTTTTATATTCTAATCTACCGTATTCACTTAATTTAACTGATATATATTTGTTCTGCGCTCCACCTTTAATATCTACCTTAATTTTAAAACTAATACCATATGGATTGGATTCTAACCATTTTGATTGAATTGATTCTCTATCATATTCAGGTGATATAGTTCTAAATTTATGCCAGCCTGCTGCATCAGGTGGTTGATATTGAATATATGGATAATTTTCAGATAATGTAAAATTTTCAAAAATACGATGTAAATCAAATTTTAATAGACTTGCACTTGTTGTTTCTTTTTCAAAGTTTAAATTAATTCCATTTAATTTTGTAAGAAATAATGTTACATGTGTTGTTGTTTGTGTTATAAAATTATATTTAAAATATGTTTCATATTTACTTTTATTTTCATATTCATTTTCAATATAAGTCATTACTTGATTTTCTAATGATAAGTCATTATCAATAGTAGTAATTACTTGTCGTATTTTTTTAAGTTCATTTGCATAATTACCATTTAAATAATCAATAATATTTATAAAATCAAGTAAAGCTTCTGTAAAATATATTTTAACATAAAAATCAATTAAATTTTTTTGTATTTCTGCTGACGGTTTATAATTTTTACCTAATTCAGTATATATATCTGTAAAATATATTTCATTATTTGGTATATAATCAATATAATCATTTAATATCATATTACTTGTATCTTCAGTATGAATACGTGATCCATAACGATTCATTCTTTCTTTTACTACACCAATATGTCCTTTTAATATTTCATAATCATGAAAGTTATCTGATGGTATTGTATCTATTTGTAATAAATTATTTTGTCTTAACCAATTTCTACCTAACATTAATTCGCTATTTTTTACATTATTTTTATTATCTTGCAATGATGTGTCATTATATATATATTTTGACCATGTATATATTCTAGATGGTATAAAATATGGTGTTGTTGATTCAAATTTCTTATTCTTTTCAATTGTTATACATATCTTTTTTTTCATGTTAAGAATAGTATCATCTAAATATATAAATTGAGAATATATATATGTTTTTTCATATATATCATATATATTTGCATTATAATTATTCAGATCATTTGTTTGATCAAATATTATATTTTTTTCTTTTCTTATTTTTGATTTATTTACATCCTCTTCTAATAATTGATCTAATTTTTTTTTTGTTTTTTCTGCTTCAATATCAATATCTTCATTAATCATATGCATTTCTTCTAAATCATTCACATCAAAATCTTCTACTTGTTCTAATTCTACTTCAGGTTCTGCTTCAGGTTCTGCTTCTTGTTCTTCTTCTAGTTCGCTTTCTACATCTGTCTCTTCACTATTATCTGTCTCTTCGCTATTATCTATTTCTTCATCTGTATCATCATTACCACCAGATTGAACTTTTTCATCAATAAATTGTTTTTTTAGTCTATCTATTTTTAATTTACCACTATATGAATAAATTAAATTGGTTTTTTTAGATGTATTCAAATGTTTATCTATCCATTCTTGACCCATTTTTTTTATAACTTTATCCTTTTGATTCATTGATTTAAAATTTTGTTTACTATGATTAATATGTTCTGATAAAAATAAATTTTCATACCAATACATATCATAATATTCTTCTAATATATTAATTTCATCTTGTGATAATTCTAATAATGTATCTATTAAATTTAAACTTTTTATTTTTATTATAATTCTTCGAATACTATTTGGTACATTACCTAAAAAAATATAATAGTTATATTGAAATTTTCTATTATCATTCCGATATCTATATATAATTTTAAAAGGTTTATTTAATTTATAAGTTAATTCCTTACTCATGATTAATAATTAGAAATAATTCAATAATATTTCTAATTAATTTAAAATTGGTAATTTAATACATTGGTATATATCTGAATACCGCAATATTCTTCTGGATTAGTATTATAATCAACCATAGTATACATATTATTATTTTTTGCTGTTTCTAAAATATATTTATTTAATTCAAAAAATAATTTTGTATGACCAACTTCAGGACATCCAATATGTGCAATTTCATGTACTGCTACATATAATACTTTATTATAATCATAAAATTCATGTGTTTCTTTATTTCTTAAACAAAAAACTAATTCCTCACCTTTATTTACACTGTAACTTGTATATGGACTATCTTTTTCTACTTCTCGAATAAATACTGTATTTAATCTTCTTACTATAATACTAATATATTCTTCAAAATCTGAATTTTTATCATCTTTCGCTCTCTCTAATGATTTTTGAGCAATTTTATCTAAATCATTTTTTAATCTTTTCAAAAAATCTATAGCTTGAGATTTATTTTCATGATCTTGCACTAAATATATTTGTCCTTCAAATTCAGCATGTACTAGACCAGATGTTTTAATTGAATATAGTAAATATATAATTATAATTATTAAAATACCAACTAATATTTCTTGCGTCATATAAATATATTAGTTTTTTTATTTTTGTTTAAATTAATTTAATAATTTAAAAATAATTTCTAAACAAAATTATATCATGGGTAATGCAACATCAGTAAATAATAATGTACAAGAAACAGAAATATTGTCTAAAATTCAAAATATATTAGGCGGTTCTGATACTGAAACAATGGTTTCAAATTTGTTAGCAGTGTCAGGAGATACTGATAATTTAGATGCAATTGATAAAAATCAAGTATTTGAAACTACATCTGAAGAAAATATGTTTACACAAACTGAAGATTTAGTACCAATTGTAAAATATTCTAGAGATGAAGATTCTAACTCATTTACAGGAGGTAATAATGAATCAATTAATTTTTCTTTACAAAAATTACATCAATTATTACAAGAAACTGAAATTAATATTACATCAAATATGGAATTAAATGGCGGTAATCCATTTAATAAATTACGTCAATTATTTGAACAAACTGAAAATGAATATTCTAATTCATTAACTGATGAACATACTGTATATATGAATAAATTAAGTAACTTACTTGGACAAGATGAAACTGAATACAATAATTTTTTAACTGGTGGTTCTGATCAAAATATGAATAAATTACGTCAATTATTAGAACAAACTGAAACTGAATACAATAATTTATCAAACGTAATTAATTTTAAAGGCGGTGCATTAGAAGATGTATCTTTATTTAATGGTGGTAATATGACTATTAATGAAAATCACGAAGAAGAACAAGAAGAATTAAAAAAAGAAGAATTAAAAAAAGAAGAAGAGCAAAAAGAACAAGATGATGATGACACTGATCAATCAGGTGGATCAAGCCAAAAATTAGATAGCGAATTAGTAGAAATTTTAAAATCATTAAAACAAAATAAAGAAAATGAGAATCCTAAAGGAGGTAAATCCCGAAAAACATCTAAAAAATCTAAAACATCTAAGAAATCGAAATCATCTAAAAAATCAAAAAAATCTAGACGAGAAATACCTGCTACAACAGAATATAATACAGAAACTACTTACATGAATAATGATGACACAGATGCTAGTGACCAATCGGAAGATTATTTAACATCTACATCATCTATTAATACATCGGATATTAATATTAAACATTACAAAAATTAAAAATATTTTAAACATACAATCCTAGTTACATCGATTGATAATTTAGCATTATTTATACTTGTCAATGTCGTTGTCAAAATACGTACATTATATTCTGCAGATTTTACAGCATTTTGTAAATCTATATTTTCTTGATTATTATCTAATTCTTTATTTAATGTATCTAAAAGTGTACATGCAGTTATTAAATTTGTATTAATAATGTTAATTGCAGTATCAATTGACATTTTTATTTATATAAATATTATTTGTAATATTTATATATTTTTTCAATTTTTATAAATTAAACTAACCATCTATCTAATGATGGTGTTTTCATAAATGGTTTACCTGCTTTCTTACATTTCTCTTCTTCTAATAAATCATCAAATAATTTTGTTGCATCCTCTGGTTTATCAGTTACAAGTTCTAAAAACTGTATAGCTGGATTCATAATCTGATTTGTAATATAAAACATATAATCTATTTTTAAATTGTTCGCTTCAATATAATCTGGATGTTCTATTTTATCTCCTTGCAATAATTTATGTCCTTTTAGTTTTGGTACTTCTATATATGCAAATGGAACTCGATCATTCATTTGTGGTATATTTGCGCGTTTTTCTTTAATCATTTTCTGAGCTAACATAACATGCGCAATATTTACAAATTCTTGTTCTTTCCCATCTGCAGTTAATACTGGATTACCTTTTGTATCTTTTCTAACTGCTGTTTTATATTTTTTAATATCTTTTAATGTTTTAGATGTTACAAAATCTTTAATTGGATATTTTCCTTTGAATATATCTTTAATAGCTTTTGTAGTAAATTTAATTGTTTTTGTACAATCAATTTCATTCATCATAATATCTACCATACCACCAATTACTTTTTTTACAATCTGTGCATTATCTCTTCTTTTTAATACAATTCCCATTGATGTTTGCGTAAATTCTATATCATCTTCAGTATACTTATTACCAACATATCTCTTCTTTGCAAATATCGCAAATGGAAAAAATGTTTTCTCATACGATAATTCATGTGGAAATCGTAATCTAGATTGAATTAATTTACTAACTAATATACCTAATTCAATGGCAGGTAATAATGCCTCTTTTGTATGTAGAATTGTATTATCTTCTTTTTTTGATATGACAAAATCATTGAATATAGAATCGGTATCTCCGTACACCACTTTTGGTGAGATATTATAATTATCTAAAATTTTTGTAACAATTGTAACTATTTTAGAAACTTCTTTTTCATCATCAGCTAATGTTTTACCTGCTTTATTTTTTAAAGCTGTTAGGAAAAATTCATGTAATACTTCTTTATTATTTTTATTCTCATATATATACGTTAATACATTTTTTAAATCTTGTTCTACAAAATTTTTTGCTATCATAATCTGTGCTCGACCAACTGCTGTTGTTGATGCAGCTAATTTTACATTACAAATTGGACTTGTACCAGCACCAATTTGACCATATAATGAATTTGCAGTAATTTTTAATGCAAGTTGTCTGCCATTATAAACCGCTTTCATAAATACATCTGTTTCAGCTTCTTCTAATTTTCGTACTTGTTTTCTTTCTGTTAACAAATCATTCAAAATCTCTGGAATTACACCAAATTCACCTTCTTTTTTGGCATATTTACAAACAACTTCTTCTTTTGTACCATCTGCTTTTTCTTGATCAAATTTAACAATATTATATGTATAGTCTGGTAAATTCTCATATTCAGATTCATCTACATACATCTCATGAGATATATTTTCAGCAATCATTGAACTAGGATACAGACTTGAATAATCATTTACTGAAATTGGTACTCGATGAAATTTAGGTTCAGGTGTTAATACAATAGCACCTTCAAAACTAGGTTCATCTTCATCATCTTCTGCTTTATGCATTCTTGGTAATACTTTAATTAAGAATCCCTTTTTTCTACATTTCTTTGCTACCAAACTAAATGATTTAACACCTTGACCTCGTAAGAAAATCCATTGCATAGGTACGCTTGAAATACTTGCCATTTCCATATTTTCTGGTACTTTGTTAAGTTTCAATAACAATTTAATTGGTAATACACAATCCTGAATACAATACTTAGCTACAATTGCAATTTCTTTCGGATCACCATTTTTATAATATTCAAACATCTGTCTTGCAGATACATCATCTTTTACTATACCTGCATAATAATATCGATGTTGGTTCATATGATTAGTAATAGTTTCATTATCTAAGATGAAACTTAAATTACCACGAATTTCAATATATTCATTCGTCATATTAATAATTTTTAACTTTTCACTAATTATATCATCTTCTTCTGCTATCTTGATAAAATTACCTACTTTAAAATCACCTTTCTTTTTTAAATATATTTTAGTAGTATCTCCTGATATATCTATCTTTTTAATAATTTCTCTCATGAAATATTCAGCAACAGAATCTAATTTATAACTATTTAATTTATAATCTTTTTGAATTAACTTCATCAAATCAATTTGAACTCTGCCAATCATATGATAATAATGCATAACATTATCACCTAATGCTGCAGATGATAATTTTACATTTTCTTTGAATTCAGTTCTAGAACCTAATCGACTAATAAAACCAAAATCGCCTTTATCAATTCTGTTTATTCTTGCTCGACCTGCTATATATTTTTCATCAAAACCATATATATTATAACCAGTCATAATATCTGGATCTTCTTCTTGTATAATTCGCTGAAATTCTAACAATACATCTTTTTCATTATCAAATGATAATACTGTTACATCATCTATTGGATCACAATCTTTTAATGTGATAATATACTTTTTCATATTCTCTTCTCCAAATGTATAAAATACCATACCAATCTGAATAATTGGATCTTCTAATCTATCTGGCTGAGGAAATTGATCATCATGACTATAACATTCCAAGTCAAACGAACATATTTTGAATTTTGCTAAACCGAGCTTTGGATCTAAATCTGTAAAATTCTGCTGAGAAATTACATTTTCAGAATTAATTTTAAGATGATAATCAGTGTATGTTTCAACGCTCTTTTCTTGTCTGTATGTACCCTTTGGTAGTTTAATCCAACCACACGCTTTGATATCTTGTGTATGCATAAATCGCAACATTGGATCAAAGTTCGATTCATAGAGTTGAAATTTTTGATTTCGTCCATCTATACGAACTTCTAATTCACCATCTCTAGATCTATTATGATAAAATCTCATTGTATCACTACATTGAAATAATATCATTAAAAAATTAAATTTTTTATTTGCTTTAAATCCATAGAAATCTTTCCATTCTGTAACTCTACTATCGTATATATATTTACCATGTTCTTTACTCATCATTTTTAATCCATTAATAAATTTACTAATTTGTGGTTGAGCCCAACTTCTTGGAATTATTACATAAAAATATGGATAAAAATTAGTGACAGAAACTGTTAATGATAGTCCTGTATTAGTTCTACCAAAAAAACGAATAATAAAACGTTTATCTTCATCTTCACCAATATTATCCGAATGCCAATCGATAATATTACAATAAATATTATCGGTGGATGGTTTAATTGTAACTGTATCAGTCATTTGATATTTATTATATTTATTCATTTATTCTTAAATTTATATTTTTCAATTATTTATTATATAACAATTATTATTATTCTATTTTTTTAAATATCATTATTAATAACATATTTTTTAAACACATCATTTTATATTTATATTTTGTATTTTTAAAATTATCTATATTATGATTTGTTGGTAATTTAAATATAATCATTTTTGTTGTTTCATCCAAAAATATACTATCTATCAATTCATATAATTTAACATCTTTTTCTTCATCATTTTGAATAGATATATCCATCTTATATTGAGATTTATATATTGGACCACCCCATGGTGGATCTATAAATACTATATTTTGACTTAATTTATTAATTAAATTCAAATAATTACTATTATAAAAAAATATATTACTTTTTTTATATTCATTCATATTGTTAACTAAATATTGAAACCGCGTTGTATTCATTTCATTAGCATTTACTTTATCAAATGTATTACTAAATGATAATGTATTACCACCAACACATGCCATTGCATCAGTTATTATTAAATTAGTTAATTCATCAGTTGGAAATACTAATTGATAATTTTTTTTTATAATTTCAGAAATTGTTTGAGCTTTATCCGGTAAAGTAATACTATATTTTGCAACATCGTCCATTAGTATGTTTTTGTCATGCATATCTGGAAAAAAGGTATTATCATTCATCTACTATTCCTATTACAATTTTTATAAATGAATGTTTATACTATTATTTTGTGAAATATTATTATGCGTAAAAATAAACTAATTGAATTAAAAACAAATAATTCTAAAAATAATCCTTTGTTTTTAGAATTTAAAAAACTAATAAAAATTTATGAGCATATTTATAAAACAACGAATGATCCTAAACTAAAAATTACATACAAACATAAAATTATTAGCTTAAAAAATTCTGCAAAACAAATAGAATTATTTCCAGATTCAATTACAAATATTACTCAAATATCAGAACTACCTGGAATAGGAAAAGGTACTTTAGCTAGGGTAGATGAATTTTTACATAACCATAAATTACTCGAAATAGATAATTTTTGTAATCAAAATAATTGTGATATAATATTGTACAATAAACCAAATGTATTATATGATGATTTAATAACTATATTTGGAATTGGTGATAAATTAGCAAATAAACTAATCAATACATATAAAATAACATCAGTTAAAGAATTACAAAAATTAGTAAAAGAAAATAAAATACTCTTACCAGATAATGTAAAAACTGGATTAAAATATTTTGGTAAAATAAAAAATAATATACCTAGATCAGAAATAACTCAAATTAGAGAATATATTTATGATATATTTGATAAATTAGATACAAATATTGTATTTGATATTTGTGGTTCATTTCGACGTAAAAAATTAAATTCAAATGACATTGATTTATTAGTAACATCGTATGAATTACAATCAATAGAAAATTCTGATAAAATTATGAAAAAAATAATAAATGCATTATATGAACATAATTTTATAATTGAAAGTTTAACAGATGAAGAATCATATACACGTTTTATGGGTTTTTGTAAATATAAGAATAATCCAATACGAAAAATAGATATTCGATTAGTACCGTTACAATCTTTCTTTCCAGCGTATTTATATTTTACTGGTTCATATGAATTTAATGAAAAAATGCGCGGTATTGCAAAACGACAAGGTTATAAATTAAATGAATATGGCTTGTATAAAAATGAAAAAATTATACAAATCTATTCTGAAAAAGATGTATTTGATATTTTAGGTATGAAATATTTAGAACCACAAGAAAGAATTTAATTATTAATTACATCTGCACATTTAATTTTACCAATATATGTATTATTTGTACTATTATATACTGATTCATATTTTCTTATTTTGTTCCAAGGACAATAACAATTTTTATTTGATGTAATATCTGATTTAAATGTACCATCGGTATTTGCATTTACAGTCCATGCATCTTGTGGACATATATTTACATTACCTTCAGTATACGCATTTATTTCATTAAACGTTGTATAACTAGATGATCCAACTTTAAAAGAAGACGATGATGGTGATGATTCTACTATACCAAAATCTAATGATTTATTAACTAAAATTACATTTGGTCCAGTTATAGTATTTGGAATATCACATGAAAATGGTATTGTATTTCGTGATTGTGATATATTTGAATTTACAACCGGACATAATCCACTACATTCATATTCAATATTTGATTTTGTTGGATCAAATTTTCTACTATTATTACAATTTTTTGGAATATTAATAGTACCTGTTAATTGTACTAAATTACCAGTAACTGTTACTTGCGACGATGAATTTCCATTTGGATTTTCACAAAATTTTTGTTTTGATACTATTTTAAAATTTTGTTCATTTTCATTACAATTAATATCTGAATATGTTATACTTGTCATATATATTAAATTTATTTTAATTTTTATTATGCACATTTTATTTTATTTCTATTTCCATCTGTATATTTTTTAATTTTATTCCAAGGGCAATGACATTTTGTATCTATTGAAGCTGATGTATCCCATTCATTTTCTGGGCATATATTTGTATTACCTTCCGTATATGCTAATATTTTATTATACGCTGGTTTATTTCGGACACTACTGTCAACTACATTATGATTTTCTACGGCTTTATAATTATGAACCAAAATTACATTTGGTCCAGATACTGTACGTAAATCACAAACATTAGAAACAGCACTTCTATCCATTGATGATGAACTATTATTTGGTATTGGGCATACATCTCCTTTACATGCATAATTAATATTTGATATTCGTGGATTAAATGGTCTCATATCTGGACAAGTTATATCTTCTTGATCTATACGTATACTAGAAGATGTATATGTAACATTTGTAGGAATCTTAAATGTACCATTTATTTTTATACTAATAGCATCCGAAGGTGCAAATGTTGATAATGGCGCAGATACACAAAATATTTGATTACCTTGAATTTTAATACCAGTATTATTATTACTACAATTAATAGCCGGATATGATATATTACTCATTATATACTTTATATATACATAATTAATTTATTACTTTATTTTTTTCTATATAACGGTTACATTCAGTTAATAATTCTTGATTTTTTAAATTAAGTACTTGAATATAACATGTTTTATCTCCATTCACTTTATCAATTGTATTATGATAATAATCTTTAATTCCATTATTCATATGTTCATCTACACGAATAAATTGAGCATGTTTATCATCTAATGGAATTAATACTTCACCTTTACTAACATCAAAACATACAGTTACTTTATTATTTACAAATTTCATTGAATTTGTAGAATCACGTTTATTTACTGGTATATTTTCACAATTTTGTTCATTATTTATGTTCATTTTAATATATAAAGAAAATAATTCTATACTAGATATTTTCTTTATATTAATCATTTAATACTAAATATCCACCTCTATGCCCTTTTGACATATTTAGTAAAAAAAACATACCAAGCATTACTAAAATACAACAAATAGATGAGCAAGAAGATGAACTACTACTAGCACTAGGATTACCATCACCACTACCACCATCTGCGTGTTCTAAAATCGTATTATCTGGATATGTACTTTTATTAGTATCTTTTTTTTTTCTATTAAATATATATATATATAAATTTTTATTTAATTCGTCTAAATTATTATCAATAAAATCCATAATATAATATATATATATTATATTATATTTTTTTTACTAAATTCATTTTCTGTACTTGTTTTAATTTACCTTTAATATTCCACTCTTCAATTGTATCTTTTATAAAAACAAATCCATTATTTTCATAACATTTAATTGCTGATACATTATCTATTTCAACATGTAATTCATATATTTTTATATTATATAAATCACTAGTTAAATATATTAATAATTTTATATTTTTTTGACACATTTTTTGTCCTCTATATTTTGGATTTGTATATACAAAATTAATATATCCAATTGAATTACTAAAATAAAATAATCGACTAGATGATATCATTTCTTGATTATTATATATAAAAAAATATAGAGTATTTTTTCCTAATTTTATACTTGATTTTTCTTCTTCTTTTAATTGTTCTACTTTAAAAGAAACACCACGAAAATCTTGTATACATGTTTCAATTGATTTTTTTAATTCTGGATTAATAGTAAGCCATTCTATTAATTCATCATAGTTAACTAATATATATTTAAATTCATTCGTTATTTTTTCTTCTTTTTTTATATCTGATGAATAATTTGAATAAGTTGTAATTATACTTGATACTAATCCATCTACTAATTTATTATATTTATTTATATTACTAATATTATTTATACTATAATTATAGTTATTATATTTTGTTAAATAATCATTATTTAATGATCCACCTAATAATCCACCTGTTAAATAAAGTGATTTACGTATATATTTATTTTGTTTAATAATATATTTATTCATATATTATTATATTAAATTAATTTATTAATATTAACATGGTGCATCACCTGTATAAGTGTGTTTTACATCTTCGTCAATAATCATATCATCTAATGCTTTTCCAGGTGATACCATTGGTAATACTGATTCATTTTCATCAGTTATAATATTTGCAACAATAGGACCATCTTCATAATTTAATACATACTGTAATTGTTCTTCTAAATTACTATTGATATCTATTCGTATACCTTTGCATCCCATACTCTCACAAACTTGTTCAAATGGTGGATTGTTCATTTTTACACCCATTAACTGATTATTATAAAACTTTTCTTGCCACATCTTAACCATTAATTGATAACTATTATTAATAATCAATACTTTAATGTTTATTTTATTTTCAATCGCTGTTAATAATTCAGTAAATGACATTGTAAATCCTCCATCACCACATACACATACAACTCTATCATATTTATTTCCAATTTTAGCACCAATTGATGCAGGTAATGCATATCCCATTGATCCTAATCCTCCCGATGTAATAAACTTTACTCGAGGAAAATCATAATCAATAAATTGTGCTGCCCACATTTGATGTGCACCTACATCTGCTACAATTGTATAATTATATGTTGTATCGTTATGAATAATATTATTTAATGTTCTAAGTACATGTCGACCTTGTAATACATTTTTATTAGGATATGTAAATGGTATTTTTTTCCATTCTTGAATTTGTTTATGCCATTGATAATATAAAAATGGATCATACTCGTATTTATCATCTAATATATTATATAAAACATTTAAACAATCATCATTAATGTAATGTTTTGTTTTAATTACTTTATTAATATTACTTGCTAAAATATCTACATGTACAATTTTTGCTTTTGGTGCAAACTTTTTTGGATCTCCAATAATACGATCGTCAAAACGACTACCAAAGTTTAATAACAAATCACAATTTTGTACTGCCATATTTGCATAATAGGATCCATGCATTCCTATCATTTTTAATGATGTTATATTTTTTTCATTATACACACCTAATCCCATTAATGTTGTTGTTACTGGAATATTATATATATTTGCAAAATCACGTAATAATACACTACATTTTCCTTGTAATACACCCTGACCAGCTAATATAACTGGTTTTCTTGCATTTCGTAGCATATTTTTAATATCATCAATTGTTATCGTTGATGGAATAGTATTCCTTTTATTAATTTCTGTTTTTTCAACCTGTTCATAATTGTTACTCATAATATTTTTAGGCAAATCAATTAATACCGGTCCATTACGACTGTTATGAATATGTTTAAATGCAGTATCTATTGTATTATTAATATTCGACCCATCTGTAATAATAGAATTCCATTTCGTACATGGTTTAGATATACCTACAATATCTGCTTCCTGAAATGCATCTGTCCCAATTACTGCAGTTGATACTTGACCCGATAAACCTAACATTGGAGTTCCATCACTTAATGCATTTTGTAATCCAGTCATAATATTAATTGCACCTGGTCCTGATGTAACCATTACTACACCTGGTTTGAATGTTGTTTTTGCATATCCATCTGCCATAAATGCACCGCCTAATTCAGTTCTAGAAAGAATATATTGTATTTTATTCTGATCATAAAATTCATTTAAAACAGGTAAAATAGCACCACCTGGATAACCAAATACATGAGTAACTTTATGTTTTACTAATCTGTTAAATAATGTTTTGGCACCATTCATATTATTAATTATTATAATATAATTTTATTATTTTATAATAATTAATAAATCAATTTTTATATAAATTAATTATAATAGATAATAAAAATATGCCGAACATAGCAATATTAACATCATACATATCATAAGAAAAATTTTACATATAAGTAAAGTTTCATCTATTTCACTTTCTAGTTGTTTAATATATTCTATTTTATTATTATAACTATATTCTAATTCATTTGTGTAATTAATTAAATCATTTATAGTTGTTATATTACTAATAACATTTTTTAATGGAATTTTATCATTTTTATCTTCATTCTGAACAATTACATTACCATTCCGAAGATATCGTATTATTGATCCTTGATTAACTTCATTATTATTTGATACATATTTAACTACATCATCTATATGATAAATATTCATTTTATCTGTTTTTTATTTATTTATTTATATGTCTTTAATACTTATATAATGTAAATATCAATTTTTAATTTTCATCATTATGTAATCTTACTATACTTTCATACGTCTGTGAATTATTACCTGTATTATAATTCAATGTCGGCTGTAACGTAGCTTCCCATTTTATATCTGCATCAACCCATTTTTTTACAAATATCCAATCATTGGCATATGTAGCTGGTGTTGACCATAATCCATATTTTTGACATAACGAATATTTATGCATAAATGAAGATGAATCTATTCTACCTTTCACTGGGTTTTTACATATAATCGGTTTACCTTCTACCATAAAACTAGAAAATACAAATTCTGCCTCTGGATTATTCTTTAATGCATTTCTATATGTTTCCAAATGATTTGGTTCCCATGTATTATCATCATCTAAATATGTAACCCACTCTGTTCGTACTAACATTTTAATTGCATAATTACGACTTACTGCACCATATTGATGTTTATGATCTTTTAAATTCCACCACATTATTTTTTTAAGATCTACTTCTTTATTATTACTTATTTTTAATTTCATATATTCTTCCATTGTTTTATCTAATGTTGGACATGAATCACCTACTATATATAATAACCAATTTGTATCTGTTTGCGCATATATAGATTCTATTGCTTTTATTATTTCTTCTGATCTATTATATGTCGGCATTACGATTGAAATTGTATTTTCATCTGTACCAGGTACATATACATATTCTAATTGTGGAAATTCAAAATATGGTATATGCCATGATGGTTGATATTGTAATGGAACATCTACTGATCCTAAATCAGCTAAACGTGTATTAATTTGATTTTCATACTTGGCTCGAATATGTTTTGAATTTGATTGTATTAATGCATTTCTATGATATGTAAAATTTCCATTATTTGCAGCTGAATTTTTATATTGTATATACATTGGTGCAGCAATACGTAAAAATGTACCATGCAAAAAACTTCGTATTATTAATTCAAAATCATCAGCTACAGATAATAATGGATTATGTTTACCAATCTTTTCATAAAAATCTGTCTTCCATACTCGAACATGATTTGGTACACCTATAATATGTCGAAGTGTTCTTGGATTAGGTGCAGGTGCTGGCATACCAATATGCCATTTATTATCTCTGTAGTATTTATAATTACTTCCATATCCATATGCAAAAAAATCTCCGTAAAAGTGACTTTCACCTGTATCTTCTACTACACCATCGGTATCTGAATATATAAATCCAGCATCTGGATATTTTCTTGATGCTTTTATAATTGTTTCTAATAATTGTGGATGAACATCGTCATCATGATCTAATTCCATAACATATTTTCCTCTGGCTAAAGATGCAGAATATCGTTTCATTTCACCTATATTACCACTATGATATGGAAATTTATATACACGATAACGCATATCTTCGTCTTGAAATTTTAATAATTGTGCATATGTTGCATTATGATCATCTTCAGGTGAATCATCTATTATAATTACCTCAAAATGACCATATGTTTGTTTTTTCAAACTATTCCATGGTCGAAATATTTTATTTCCACTTTTAAATGTCGTAATGAATATTGATATTAATGGATTATCATTTTCGTATTTGTGTTTATGAACAACTGTCATAATATTATTTGGTATTGATGAATTATTCCAATTTGAAAAATCTTGTAACCATACTAATAAACGAACAATTTCATATGGTATTATAGTTAAAAATGGAAAATAATTTTTATTACCAATTCCATAAAATGCAACTGGTTTATGTATTCGATATAATTTACTAAATTTTTTATAACTTTCTTCAATTGTATTTGCAGCACATAATTTTTCATCTATTACAACCCATTTATAAAATGATTGTAATTCAGGTGGTTCTATATTATTTGATGAATGTTTAAATAAAAATACGTTTTCAGACATGTATATTATATATTTTGACAGTTTAAGTTAATTAAAAAATTGAAAAAATTATAATTAATTTACAATAATTAATTATTATCTTCAAATGGACCAAACTAATGCTGTTCTACAATATTGGTTTCCTAAAGAATCTAATTTAATTCCAACTTTTTGGTTTTCAAAATCAATAGAAACTGATAAATATATTTATGAAAATTTTCATGATGTATTAAAATTAGCTGAAAATCATCAATTAAATCATTGGAAAGCTACTACAGAAGGTCATTTAGAATTAATTATTCTTTTGGATCAATTCTCTAGACACATTTATAGAGATACACCTGAACAATATAAAAATGATATACTTGCATTTCAATATGCTCAAGAATTTTTACTTGAAAAAAAAGATACAGATTTGTCTATTTTAGAAAAGATGATGGTTTTAATGCCATATAGACATCAAGAAAGTATTCAAGCATATGAATTTTTACATACATATCTAGAAAAAGAGACTGATCCGATATGGAATAATTTTAAAAAACATACAAAACTAAATTATGAATATTTACTCAAGCATAACAAATTACCGAGAGATATTTATTATGATAAAATTAATGGTATCAATTCAGAATATTTTACAAGTATTCTTGAAAATTCATGGAAATTTCAAGAATATACAATTCAAAAGACTAATTTATGTGATACACTTTCTACATTTGTAACAAAAAAAATAGATAATAGTAGAAAGAATCTAATTATAGTTTCATTGTCTGGTGGTGTAGATAGTATGGTCATATTATATATATTGCATTCATTAAATATAAACAATTTAGATTTAGTTGCTGTACATTTAGATTATCATAATAGATCTGAGACTGGTACGGAAGCTGAATTTTTATTCAGATATTGTGAATTATTACATATACCATTATATTATAGATATATTCATGAAGGAACTAGAAATAGAAAAAGTAAAGAGCGTGAAGAATATGAAGAAACAACTAAAAATATACGATTTAATTTGTATAAAAATGTAGAAAATATTTATACAAATCATAATAAAATTGGTGTGATTTTAGGTCATCACAAAGGAGATTTACAAGAAAATGTATTTTTTAATTTGATGAAAGGTAGAACATTGACTGATTTAAGTGTAATAAAACAAGTATCTAATATAATGGGAATAAATATATTAAGACCTTTACTTTGTCATCCAAAATCAGATATTTTTGACTTTGCTCATAAAAATAATATTCCATATTTTAAAAATACAACACCTGAATGGTCTAATAGAGGTAAATATCGAAACATTATTGAACCTGCATTAATTGATACATTTGGTAATGGTGTATTAACTAGTTTATCTAAAATTTCTACAGAATCAGATGAATTATCTATTATAGTAAAAAAGAATATTATTGACCCATATTTTTCTACAATTACAATTAAAGATAATAAACATTATTTACCTAAAACACAAAATCAACCATTTACATATTGGAAATATATTTTACATGAATGGTGTCATAGAAATAATATGAATATTATATCCTATAAATTATTAATGTTAATATATGATAAAATAAATCAAGAAATAACTGTTACATGTTCAAATACCTTAAAAATTGAAATTACAAATGTATTTATTATATTAGATCCTCTAGCATTTCAAACCGGCACTTAAAAAGTTGAAACTATTAATAATCATACCATAATATAATAATGTTTTCAGTCTATGTTGTTATTGAGAATGGGGAACCATATAAAAATGTATATACATCATTCGATTCCGCTGTAGCCACAGTTAAGGAAAAGCATGCAGAGAAGATTGCTGACGAAATGAGAGTTTCGAACGGTTACTCAATCTGTTCAGAAATTGATGTACCAGAAGATATATTGACTGGTAACACATATTTGTACATTGAAAAAGGAATTCACATTTACATTTATAAACTACCTATTGTTGGGTGAAATGCTTATTGGTCTAATATCCTGATTCATATCCACCCATATTTTCTTTTATTGATTCATCATTATATTGTTGTAAAGTTAAATGATAATCTCGTGATTCCCAATCACGAGTTCTATTACATAAATTATAACGTAAAAACAAAAGAATTATTGTAGTTTGTATCATATATAAGAAAAATCCTGAAAAAAGTGAGGTAAAGAAACTTTTATTTCCATATTTATCAGTATTAAACCAATATACTACTTTTGAATCACTTGAATATATTAAATATGTAAAAGATAACCATGAAAGCCAACCTAATATTGCATATTGATGAGTTGGCATTAACATTCCAACTGGTGCAAATAATATATTAAAAAACCATCCTGCAGCAATACCTTTTCCTCCATCTGCACAAACTATTATATTAAATACTTTTAATACATCCATATTAATTAAATATATTTTTTTACAAAGTTTAATAAATTAATTTATGATGAACAAGAAACACATACTTCATCTGCTTCAATTATTTTTGGTTTTGATTTTACATTTAATTTATTTGCATCTATACTAAATTTTTGTGCTTGTGATGCTGGCAATGTTCGTAAATAATACATTCCTGTTTTTATACCATTTTTCCATCCATATAACAATGCAGATGTTAATTTATTTGGATCATTTACTGGCATAAATAGATTCATACTTTGTGATTGATCTACATATGCTTGTCTATAAATACCATGATTAATTATATCTTTCATTTTAATTTCCCATACTGTTTTATATCTTTCTTTAATATCATCGGGAATATTACTAATATTTTGTATTGATCCATTTTCAATAATTAATTTTTCACGCATATCTTCGGTCCATAAATCTAATTCAATTAATTCTTGAATTAAATGTTTATTTACTAATATAAATTCTCCTGCTGATGTTCTCCGAGTATATATATTAGATGTAATTGGCTCAAAACATTCATTATTACCCAATATTTGTGATGTTGATGCAGTTGGCATTAATGCTATCATTAAACTATTTCTAACTCCATCTTTTATAATTTTAGATTTTAATTCATTCCAATCATTATAAATTCGTGGTGTCGTATTATAATGTTCAAAATGAAATATACCTTTGCTTAAATCAGAACCATCAAAATAATCATATTTACCATATTTACATGCTAATTCCCATGATGCTTCCATACATCCATGATATATTGTTTCCATAATATTCTGTTCTAATTCTAATGCTTCTTGACTACTATATGATAATTTAAGGATATGAAATAAATCAGCTACACCTTGAATTCCAATTCCCATTGGACGATCACTATTATTTGTTGTTTTACATTCATCTGTTGGATAATATGTAATATCAATTACACGATTAATATTATAAACGATATGTTTGACTACCTGATGAAGTTTGCTATAGTTATAATTATTATTTTCTACAAATTTATTAACTGCAATAGAAGCAAGGTTACATACGGAATAACGCTTGTTATCTGACGCTTCTGTTACCTCTGAACAGAGGTTAGATGACTTGACAATGCCAATATTTTTTTGATTAGAATGTCGATTTACTGTATCTTTAAACACAATATAAGGAACACCTGTTTCAAATTGGGATTCTAAAATCTTTTTCCATATTGTTTCTGCTGGAATTACTTCTCTATATTTTTTTTGATCTATATATGATTGATATAATTTATTAAATTCATTACCATATACATCTTGTAATCCTGGAGATTCATCTGGTGACATTAAATACCAATTTTCTTTATTCTCAACTGCTTCCATAAATCGATCAGGAATCCATAATGCTAAAAATAAATCTCTTGCTCGTAATTCTTCTGCACCTGTTTGTTTTCGTAAATCTAAGAATTCTAATAGATCACAATGCCATGGTTCTAAATATACTGCAATTGAACCATTACGTCTTCCAGATTGATTTACATATCTAGCTGTTTCATTAAATACTTTTAACATTGGAATAATACCATGAGTAATACCTTTTGTTGTTTTAATCATACTATTTTTTCCACGAACATTACTTACATGAACACCAATACCACCTGCCCATTTACTAATTTGGGCACAATCACCCAATGTTTTAAATTGTCCAGTAATACTGTCTTCGGTTCCTAATAGAAAACATGATGCTAAATTTCCTAATTTCAAACCTGCATTAAATAACGTTGGTGTTGCATGTGTGAAATAACCATTGGATGTATAATCATACGAATTTTTAATATTCATTAATATTTCAGATAATTCAATAGTATCATCACAATGAATTGCAATAGCAACACGCATAAACATATCTTGTGGGCGTTCTACAATTATATTATTAATTCGTAATAAATAACTTTTTTGTAGTGTCATAAATGCAAAATATCCAAAATATAAATCACGAGTATAATCTAACATTTGATCAATTGCATTTGCATTTTTCTCAACAAATGAGACTAATGATGGTTTCAAAAAGTCTGAATCATTTTCATGAATATATTTAATTTTCTCAGAAAATGTACCTAATGTTTCTTTATGTAAGTTACTTGTTAAAATTCTACCACCTAATAATTCATATAAATAATGTTTGGATGCTCGACTTGCACAGATCTGAGCAGATACATTATCTAATTCAATTGTAGATATTTTATCATATATACTCTGAGATGTATCAACTGCAATAGAACAAATACTAATTTGATCTTTTTCTGTATCATTACATAAATATGCAATTCTTTGTTCTATTTTACCTAGTTCACATTTTTCTAATTTGCCATCACGTTTAGTGACGTATTTTGCTTCTGTTATGCGTTTCATAGTATCTTGGATTTGTGAACTATTCATGGATTTAACTTAGATATTTTTATTTCAATTTATAATTATCAATTATCAATTTTTATATTTTAATTTATATCTTTATATCTTAATTGGTCAAACTATATTTATTAATAAAATTATCAAATGTAGGATATGGAAAAAATACAATACTTCTTTTATCTTTCATAATTGTTTTAGCCATTTGTAATTGTAAATGTTTATATTTAATTAAATAACATAATACAACAGTAGCAGATCTTTGGACACCTGCGTAACAATGAACTAATACACCCATATTATTATTTAAATATAAATCAATTAAATATGTTAAATTGTCAATACTTTCACCTAATATGCGATTTGATTCATCTGTATTTGCATCATTTATTGCTAATCGAATAGTTTGTACATTTGAATCAACATAATAATCTATATCTTTTGTACAATTAATAATTAATTTAATATTTTTGTCATGTATTATATCTTGATTTACTGGTGCTAATCTTGATCCTAACCATAAATTTGGTATTATTTCATTACACGCTTCCATACTATTAAATTTATAATAAATTATAAATTTAATATTTATTTACAATAATAATGTGTTACTCCATTTACTGAGCATCGTTCTTGCATATCCATACTGCATGTTAATGTAGATGGATCTGTAGTTACAATAGTATCTCTTGAACAAGTCATCATACTTTCGTTTGTAGACGAATTGGTATCTGTTCTATTTGCTATATCTAATGCTATTCTATTTAATGTATTATTCGCCATTTCCATTGGATCAAAAGTTTCACGATTTATTGTTTTAATGTTTGAAATTGTTTTTTGATTTTTTTGCATTTCTTATATACTATATATTTATATATTATTTATAATATATTATTAATTTGTTGAAATTTCACATTTATACAATTCTGCACCAGTAGTATCATTTGTACATACTTTCTTTACATATTCATTTTCACATATTAAATTTGCATTTGATTGCCAATATGCATTATGAAATGTTGGTGAACCTTTAACACACCATGAACCTGAACCTACATTTGTCATAGATGAAATTACGGTATTAGAATTAGTATTAGTATTAGAATTAAAATTAGTATTCATATTAGTATTATCTGAAATATCACTTATTGTTTTATTTGCATTACTCATTGTATACTTATTTATATATAATATTATATATTATTTTTATTTTCAAAATTTAAATCATTATTATCTGCTAATATTTGATATATTGCACTTATTCTTTTTTCAATTGGATAACCTTTCATTTTTTTAGATGCAATTTTTATTTTTTTTTCTAATGATAATGCACGATTTTTAATTAACATAGTATTTGATTGAATCCATCCATAATATAACCATTCACCATCACCTTTCTTAATATGAGTATATTTTGCACCACCAACTAACTCACCATTATGTTGTCGGATTCTTCGTTCTTTATTATTTGTAATTCCAATATATGTATTATTATTTTTTGTATTGTATAATAAATATATTATGTAATTTGACATAATATATTATTATATAAATTTATTATTTATCTACTTGTATTCCGCCTTGAATATTTTTTATAAATTTTTTATTAGCAATATAAAATAATATTTTTAATAAGTCATCATATGTAGGTAATTTATCATAATTTTCATCAAATAAATTTAATGAATTTGGAAATATAGAAGGATCTGTATTACTTATATATATTATTTCTATCTCTTGATTTGCTATTAAATTGCTAGGTATTTTAATTACTGACTCTCCATTTCGATCTAATCTATATTTACGAATATTTGGTTTAATATTCAAATAATATATTAAATATGCTAAACCCCCTAATGAAAATTTATCATAATATTTTGGTTTTATTCTATTTTTAGGTACACCTATACCTGACACAGTTTTATTATTTACCCTAAGTAAATCTAATGGATGTGTATTTGAAAATTGATACCCTATAACTCTACCTTTTTTATCTAAATCAAATTGTTTATTATATTTAGAAGCTTCTTGAATTGTTCCATAATCATAATCAATTAATATAATATTATAATTATCATCCCACCCAATATTAGCTAATTTATAATCACCATGAAACAATCTATGTTTAAATAAATCATTTAACATAATTATATTATTACATAAAAGTGTATATCTTTCCTTATTTGTTAAATTATCTATTTTTCTATTATATTCATGAGTAATTATATAATCATAAATATTATCATTAATCATAATTGATCCATAATGATATATTTTTATTAAATATTTACTAAATAATTCATATTCTTTTTTAATTTTTGGTGTATTTAATAAATGCATACTTGGAATATTATCTCGCATGTATAATTCTATATTTCTATTGTATATTCTTAATATATATTTGGTTTTATCAAATTTATTTCTTAAATTTTCTAATCTATATATAGCAGTAAATGTACCTTTTGCAAATAAAGGTGTTTGATTTATATTTACAAGCTCTTTTCCATATTTAGTTATTATATATTTTTTTTCTATATTCTCTATTGGAATAATTTTATAATTATATGGATTTAGAGAGTTTTTATCTTTTTGTCTTACACCTATTGTTATATTTTGATTATAATAATTAGTTATTAATGGCCATATATCATCTGCATATCCTGCACTTATACCAGTATTATAATTATATAATTCCATTCTTTGTTCAACAAAAAAATTATTAATATTAGGATTATCTAATATTTCATCAGTAGATTCATCTACTGATGATTGATCATCTGATTGATCATCTAATTGATCATCTAATTGATCATCTGATTGGTCAGATGATTGATCAGATGATTGATCATCTGATTGGTCTATAGATTCATCTGATAATTTATATTGTTCTATTAAATTTCTATTACCTATTTCTCTTTTTAATTTATCAGACTTTTTTGATCTATTAAAATTAAACAATTTTTTTATCTTTTTCCCAATATTAAATCCACCTATTTGTTTATTATATTCATTATACAATGATATTTTTGATATATATTTATTATATTTATTGTAATATTCATTCATATTATATAATATTAAATATTTTTTAATAATATATAATATGTGTTATAATGCAAATGTATCTCTAGGAACATATATAATAGGTATGATTGGAAGCATATATTTATATACTCTAAATTACATACCAGAATCTATATTATACACGTTTGTTATACAAATGCAATTAATTGAATATTTTTTATGGAAAAATCAAGAATGTAAAAAAACAAATGAAATTACAACTAAATTAGGAATAATTATAAATCATTTAGAACCAATTGCATTCTATATTGGTATATTATTATTTTCTATAAACACATTACCATTATTTGTACATGTAATGGTATTAATTTATTTAATAATAATTTACAATTATATAAATCTAAATAAAATAAATACAATTAAATGTACAACTGTAAATGATAAATCAAAACCACATTTATATTGGGAATGGAATTACAAAAATATGTACGAATATGTATATTTATATTTTTTAATTATATTAGTTACATTATCTATTTATGGTCTAGAAAATGGTATGATCCAATCTGGATTAATATGTTTTGGATTTATTGCATCATATATTATATATGGTAATACACATTCTGTTGGTGCAATGTGGTGTTTTTATTCATCAATTCTACCTTGGATATATTCATACTTAATAACATAACATATTATTATTTAGTATTACTTTGTATCAAGAATATTTAAAAAATCTGTATTTATTTCTTTATCATTATTTATACTATAATCAAATTTATATTTATCTAAATCGATTTCACTTTGATGCTTACTTATCATTTGATGTATTTGTAAATTACCACCAGATTCTTTCCAATATCTTGATTGAGTTCTTATTGGTGATTCAATTCGAAATAATACACCATTTTTACTTTTAATATATTCTGCTTCATTTATAAATCGTACATCACATACAATAATTAATGTATCTTTACAACTTCTTCTTTGAAATGTTTCAATTTGCATATCTAATCCTCTAATCCACATATTTTCATTATATTTGTCTCTACCGTTTTCTGTAGCATATTGTTGTAATTTTTGTCTAGATTCATGAGTTTTATTATCATATAATACATCATATGTTAATTCTATATTGCGTGCATATAATTCTTGTTTAACTTGATCACCAAATCCAATAATTGAAATATTATATTTATCTATAAAATATGGTGCTATTATCTTTTCTGCTATATAATTTTTTCCTGATCCTAATTTTCCGGATAGTCCAATAATTTTATGTTTCATAACCATATTAAATAATATAAATTATTATTTATATTATTTAATATTATTCTTCTTTTTATTCAGGATTACTCTT